AGTAATGGGTGCTGGTCTTGGAGGCGTTATTGGAGGAGCCGCTGGCGGTTTGCTAACTAAAAGTGCAGACGAAATACAAGAAGCAACCAAGAAGCTAGATGCTGAAACATGGTCAGGTAAAGGAGGTCATATAGGAGGGTCTGAAGGTTTTGTGGATGTAGGCAGAGCAAAAGAAGGTAGGAAAATTGGGAAAGATTTTGATACCAGTTTGGCAGGTAGAAAAGTAGACGATATAACTGACGATGTTCCTATAACTGCTCATCCTAAAGCGCCTAGCAATGTTTTTGGTAACGTGTTTTTAACTACAAAAGAATGGCTTGCTAAAAATGTAGGTCAACGTGCAGCAAAGCTTGCTGAAGACGCGGAGACTTTGGCTAGACACGATCAACGAGAGATAGAAGAGATATTCGACACTACTTTAAAAACAGTTTCTGATGTGTTTGAAAACAGTAGATCGTTAAAGTCTGTAGCTCTCCGTATGAACAAGTCTATTAAAAAAGATCGACGTACTACATGGAGTGACTTGACTGCTGCTGCAAAAACAAACCAAGAAAAACAAGCTGTAAAACTTTTACAAGAACAGATGGCAGTTCTTTCTGGACTAGACTTTGTTAAAATTTCTAAAGGAGATTACATACCTGCCAAGGCTCTTGAAGCAATTCAAGGAAGTAAAAAGAAAGTTATTGGTAACCCTGACCAATACCACAACCCTTTGTTAGCGGTTAAAGAAATGGCAGAAGATATTTCTACTGCTCGTGCATTGATTGCTAGGTTTGATGTTGATGTTACCAAGATTCGTCAGCCTAAAATTGGAAAAGGGGAAAGCAGATTAGATGTTGTTATTGATGCAATAGAACGACAAGCTAAAAAAGAAGGAGCAAGTGATGACGTTGCTGCTAACTTAGCTAACGGATTACGATCTCAGTTTATTGCTTCAAAGGCAGGAGGTAATGTAGCAGGTGCTGTGCTACGAAGAACAGTTTCAGGAACTCTTTTAGGCAATCCTCTTAATGCTTTGCTAAACGTGGCTGAAGGCATTACCGCTCCTATTTATCAGAACGGTGTTAAGGCATGGGCGCAGACTGTTCCTAAAGGAATCTTGTCTACGTTTAATCAAACCTTTGGTATAAAGAATCCTAATTGGTTATCTAACAGACAAATTGGATTAGACAAAGAGTTTATGGGAGAACTAGCTAACGCAGGTGAAAAAGCATTTAAAGAGTCTGCAGAAGGTCAACGGTTTGTTTGGAACAGAGGTGTTGTTCGCGGCTTAGATAAATTGAATAAAGGTTTATATAAAGTATCTGGTGTTTCTACTGTTAACCGTATGGGTCAGGAGATGCTGACTAACAGTGCAATCAGACGCGGCATTGACCTTGCAAAGAAAGGTAATTTAGACAAGCTACGTAAACATGATGGAATGAAAGGGCTTACTGAGTCTGAGTTTCAAGCTACTGTCAACGCGTTAAAGAATGAGCAGTACAGTAATCCTTGGGTACTAAACTTTGCTGGTTCTTCGTTGAACAAGTGGCAACCTGTTAGTGCTAGTGCTATGCCTAAAGCGTTTCATGACAATCCTAACGGACGCATGGCATACAGTATGTTGAGCTATATGAACAAGCAGATGAACAGTATACGTACTGATATTGGTTTGAACATTGCAAAAGCGCAGCGTCTAGGCTTAAATACAAAGGAAGGTGCTGAAGCCGCACGATCAGCTATGCTTAACTCTGCTAAGTATGTAGGGTTGTTTGGCGTGTTTGCAGGTGTATGGGACGATGGAAGAAAAACACTTGACTTGTCTAAAGACAAAGAGCTTGAAGACTTACTTGCTCCTGAAGGAATATCTAAAGCCTTGTTAAACCAGTTAGCCTCTAACATAAGTTCAGGTATTGTTAACATTCGGGCTGAAGAGTATGGCGGTAAACCTGTTGAATTAAAACCAGCGCCAGTAGCTGCCGCAGCAGGTGTTCTAAGCGGTGCTGCTCAAACAGGACAGCGTATGTTGACAGGTGAAGATGAGGCGTTAACTCCTTTGCTTAGAGCAGGGCAAACATACGTCCCCGGTGTTGCAAACATAGATAGAGTTCTACGTGCAGCCACCGGGGAGCGTCTGTTTGAAAAGCTAGGACTTGTAGATTAAAGCTCGCAGTTGTTACCTGTACAGGCCAGTTGTTGTGACCCTTCAGTCATGTCGCTGGCCTCTTCTATATCCCACGATATCTCTGTAGGGAAACCCTTCTTTAGTTCTTTCAAGGTGGCCTTATCCACAGGTTCATAAGGGGCTTGAGCATAGCTGTGATCTGAGTAAGGTAGGAAACTAACGCCTGACACCTTATCAAACTTGTTGTACAGCCATTGTCCTACCTCAAGGAACTCCTCATCACGGTAATAGCAGGTCATAGACGGCTTGTGCTCACACCAGTAGTCCTGATATATCTCCCACAAGTCTAGCTGCTCCATAGCACCCATGTCTGAGGCTGTCACAGCGCCCTCTGGAGAGGCAATAGGGAAGGAGAATACCCTTGTACTAGGGGACATTAGATCGTCCTCCACAGGGACACCAGCGTCCTCTAAGACAGAGCAAAGTGGGTCACGAGCGTCTGCCCTAACTCTCCGAATATATTGATCGCTATACCGAGGATGGATACCACTAGCACTATCGACCAACTGACTAACAGTCCCGCTAGGCTTAATCGCAGTAATCGCTGTAGAAGGGTTAATCCCCAGCTTCTTAGCCCATTGTTCATTAGTAACAATAGCCTCATTACGCATCTCCGTTAACCACTTCTTGAGTTTTGCTTTGTCCTTACGCCCAGACAACATTGGGTGATCCATGATACCTGTCAGTGACACACCTAACAGAGCCTCTTCCTCTGTGTTTAGTCTCCAGATTCTTCGGAGGTATCTGAAGTCTGTGAGGGTAGCCTGTAGAGTTCCAAGGATAGTCGCAACGCGTACTTTTCGTTTGAGACTAGCGAGCGTATCGGATGGCCTGACCACAACTTCTGACAGATTACAGAATTGGTAGGGTCTGAGGATGATTTCACTACATGGATTAGTTCCAAAATCATAGGTAGCATCTCTTCGCTCGTTGAGTGCAGCTTGCTTTTGACTTGCCACTCTACTAAAGACACCTCGTTCACCAGATCGTGATTCATATAAGCTAGTCCATTCGTTTAGGAACGCCTCAAAGTCAGGCTTCTCTGTGTAACAGGCTGAGTTGTTAGACAGCCCACGTTGAGGGTTATCTACCCACCATTGTCCTGACTTGGCTCGTCTGATTCTATCGTCTGTGAGGTTAGAGAGACTGATGAGAGCACTTCTCCTGACCCCTCCAACGACGACGATTTGAGCAATCTTACAGCAAAGATCGTGGCATTCAAGGGAGCTAAGCTTTCGACCAGCAGATCCTTGAAAGAGTTCAATTGTGAACTTGAATAGATCGACGAGTGGTTCAGGGCCACTTGCACGACCTCCGAAAGTCTTGAGCGTGGAGCCTGCAGGTCGTACTCCGCTAACGTCCCATCGGGGAACTTGACCCGAATACAACAATGATACCAACTCCCTAAACGATTTCGCCCATCCGATCTTCGAATCGTCAACATTAATAACTGTGTCGGTTGCATGGAATGTCTCCGCTACGTCTGGTAGTTTAGCTATGTACTGCCGCTCAACGCTGAAGCCTACGCCTGTACCGCACATGAGGACGTACATCATCTCATCGAACGCTTTAGGGTGGTCTATAGGCAGGTAGCTACAGTTAAAACCTGCTACGTTGTCACGAGTCAGTGCTTCTCCTGCTGTCATCAAGGCTCGCATAGAAGGCATGACATCTAGCTTACTAATAGCGTCAAAGATTTCTGTTACTTCAAAGTCGTTGAGGTGTCCTTTGTCTACCCAATAGTTAATGTAACGATTGACTGTTTCTTCCCATGTCTCTCGTCGTTGTTCTTCTGGTAGGTATCGTGCGTAGCGTGACTTGTGTATGTACTGTTGATATGCGTCCATTAAGTTATCCCTAAAGTTTCGTGTACTATTGCGGCCTGTGCCAATCCAAGAAGTAAGTATACACCATCTGGGTATTGCTCTGTAGCGGTGACTTCAAATACTTCTCCGTCTTCGTACATAATAACAACACACTTAACTGGTCTTTCTTCTTCCTCATACTCAGAGCTTCTTATAGCTAGTGCTGCAAGAAACTCAGATGTTTTAATGCTTGTGTCTTCTTTCTTTCCAAACTTACCTTCTACTATCTTCACTGTATCTCTCGCTGAATAAGCATCTCAATGTAGTGAATAGCTTTGCGTAAGTCTTCTACTCCGTTCTTATCTTTCCAGCGAGTAATGTATTTGATTGCGTTGGCCTCGCACCAATCCAACTTGTTCGCAAGAATAAAATCAACTGGCTGTATCTCGTACCTGTTGTAATGGTCACCGCCTACCTGACGTTTGATAGCTGTGTCGTTAGGGTGGTACAGCTTGCCATAGGCTGTCTTGCTGGCTGTGTTCCATTCTTCTGGTGTTGCATCGTTAAGACTCATGCCTTTCCTCCAAATCAAACTTCCAACTGTTAGTGTTTACTTTGTCAGAGAAGCGTTCGACTAGCTCTTCTGATGTTATCTCTAAGGCTTCCATGATTGTTATCTCATCGTACCTTGAGGCAACACGTTCTAGTATCTCATCAAGAGTTAGCACCGTACTTCCTCCGCAGGTAAGACATAGACACAGGCATCTCATCAAACGTGCCGTTGTCTACCTCGTTGAATACCCACAGCCCAGACCATGATCCGTTAGTTTGTGGGTTAAGATACTCCTCGTCATGCTGATAGTAGATACCTGCAAACAAGGATGTCATTCGTTGTCCTGCTGCGTTTCTGTCAAAGGCAATGTCTCTGTCTTGTACGTGTCCCATGACGCATGACATATGTTTCTTTTGGAGCAGTAGCTTTGCATTAGTGACTGCGCGGCCCATAACCCCGCTAGTAAAAAAGTGGCAGTAAGCAATACCGTCCACAATAATTGGCTGAAGAAACGGATATACTTCCCAGCCTCTGAGATTAAGATCCTCATAACTCATTAGCCCTTCTAACTTGGCATCGTTTTCTACAGCACGTTCTACTCTGTGTTCGTGGTTACCAAGGGTAAAGATGAGGCGAGGCTTCCATACCTTCTTCTTCATCCTACGCATACGTGACTGCTCTGCTCTAATGCAGTCCATGAACACCTGCATAGCCTCGTTGCCAGCCTCTACGTCAGCAGAGTAACGCCTGCCTTCAAAAGACTTCTTACCTACATCGTATGAGGATAACGAGGGAAAGTCCCAATGATCCCCTAGATGTATGATGGTGTCAGGTTTAACTGCCGCCGCGTAACGTCCTGCCCAAATCATATGGTCTATCGGATGATCTGGTTTTATTTGTGTATCAGGTATTACTAGGTGTCTCATCCTTTCCATCCTCTAGGTATCGTGTCAAGAGTGTACCAACGGAATCCATGTTTGTCTGCCCACTCTTCCATTGTGTAGCGTGTACCGTCTTTTCTTCTTCGTGATCCCGGCATTGGGGTGTTGGCTCGTTGGAAGAGAAATACCAACTCCTCCGTTGGGCTAAAGCCCTGCGCGATGATGACATACTTACGTGCCTCCTCTGATGTACGGAACCTACCCTTAGCTTCTATGTACACGGTCTTGCTTTGTGTAGTGTAAACAAAGTCAGGCTCGTAGTGCTTAGGAACAATATAAAAGATACGCTGTTCTGGGTGGTACTCACAGCCCTGCATAATCTCATGGGCTGCTTTCTCAAACTTGGAATCATATTTCACTAGGCTTCTCGTACTTATCATCATGTGAACGTAACAGGTACAGAAGTTGTAAGCTTTCTAGTAGCCTGTCCTCATCCAGTTCATTGTCCCAATAGTGAGTAAGACAAGTACTGTAACACTCCCACTCTGTTGTACATGGGTCAATGATCTTGTCAGCTTTCTTAGGGCCGATACCATAAATACCGGGAATGTTATCAACGCGGTCACCCATCAATGCCTGCTTATATAAGAAACGCATAGCATCATCAGGTAAACTCGGGTTTACTTTTTTCTTGGTGTAATCATACATAGGACAAGGAACCTGCTTGAAGTCTTTGTCCAACGAACAAATGATAGCATCGTGATCTAGCTCAGTAGCTTTCATTGCGATAGCGTCATCAGCTTCCATGCCGTTGACAACCTGTGCGTTCCAATCACTGACCATGTAATCACGGAGCAGATTCTTGTGTACAGGTACGCGCTTCTCAGAACGATTACCTTTGTAGGGTAAAGTAACAGCAACCTCGTCCCTGAAGTTGCCCTTACCCGTTAAGTAAACAATGCTGGATGTATAGTGCTCAGACAAATCCATGACCATTTCGGACAGGTAGTTGTCTAGGGTTTGCACTGCAACGTCTTCACTCTCCTCGTCACAGGCAAACCCCACACGATACACCAGCATATCACCATCAATCAGTATCACAGAGCGTCCATCTCTTCGATCTCAGGTGCGTACTCTACTACATCACTAATCACAAGTCGCTTGAGCGTGGCACTACGACCTTTCTTCTTGAGGTATTCCCAATCGTAGTAACCGATGAGGCACTTAGCTTTGGAACCATTACCCACCACGACTCCTGATTCTGGATCGTCTGTTTCATCTCTTGGAGTGCGTCCTTTGATGAGCAGCTCTGATCCTTCTGGGTTGAAGGCTCGGTACTTGTTGTTGGATTTACAGGTGATGTAGCTACCACGGTCATCCCCCTTGTTGTGGATGTTGAGTCCCATATCTTCCAACGCAGTAATAGCAGCGTCAGATAGATTGGCAAGATCAACTGTGTACTTACCTGCTAACTCATTCTTGTGGGTCAGGTTAGGCCAATACAAATCACAGTTAACCATTACATTGGGTGCTTGGTCAGACATATAGCATTTCTCCTGCTAGTTAAACTTACACTAATATTATACCACATAAAATAGAATTAAGCTAGTGGGTATCTGCCCAACTATTACCAACTCTATACTCTCCATCTAACGGACAGTTCAGTTGCAGGACTTCTCCTGCGAATACCATTGAGTTAACACATGACTTGCCTATGAAGTCTGCGTCCTCTGGGCGGCACTCTATCTGCCACTCATCATGTACCTGTGCTACTAACTTAAAGTCTACGCGAGCCAGTAAGTCATAAAGAATAATGATTGCTTGCTTCATAACGATAGCGCCTGCACCTTGCAGTAGCGTGTTAAGTGCGGCGTGTGCTGATCGTACTCGTATCTTTCTACCGTCTAGTCCATCTAAGAAACCAGACTCACAATCCTTTGCCACCTTCTGCCGTAGCTCTGCCAGTGCTGGTGTGTTCTCTAAGAACCTCTGCTTCAACGCCCTGCCTGCACCACTAGTAGAGCCTACAACACTGCCTATCTTGGCGTCACCTGCACCGTACAAGAAAGCATAGATGAATGTCTTAGCCTGATCTCTTGTTGCTAGTCCTGCTGCTTTCTGGTTGGCGGTGTGGATATCACCTGTAAGGATCTCGTTGGTGTAGTCGGCATCATCCATGTAGTGTGCAAGCATACGTAGCTCAAGCCCACTAGCATCAGCACCCACAAGGACACGATCTTTAGGAACAGTAAACAACTCTCGACATTGCTTCCCATACTCAGCCCTTACAGCAGGTATCTGAGCCATGTTCGGAGAGGAGTGTGCCATCCGTCCGGTGACAGCGCCGATGTGTCTGACTCTGCCATGTATTCTGTTGTCTTCGCCCACTGCTTTAATCCACGAGTCAACATGAGAGGCGCGTTTCTGGCAGAGAAGGTAACGGAGAATAATCTTTGCTTCGGGAATATCAGTCTGCTTTTTAAGGGTCGCCTCATCGACTTTCGGTTTTCCTGCGGGAGTGAGTTCCTTCCACACAGCGCCCTTGCTAGTAAGACGCTCTGCAATTTGTTGTCTACTACCGACATTGAATACCGTAACTTTGTCCTTGAGTTTCTTACCTGTCTTGTCACTGTACCTCTCCTCTACTATGGGTGGGAACACTTGTTGTAAATCAGTTTCAATCCTGTGCATACGAGTAGTCAGTTCTTCGTACAGTTTTACTGCACCGTCCCTGTCAAACTCAAAGCCATTGTCCTCCTGATCCTTACATATGAAAGCGATGCTGTGTTCTAGGTCAACACACTGCTGACTAAACTCTCGCATCTGCATCTGTACCATAAGCGCATTGTGCAGCTTCTCAGTCACATCAACGTCACGCTTACAGTACTCAATCATTTCATCAGACAACACATCCCACTCACTGTGGTCACCCTTGGGAAAACCAAGATGCATACCCCACACAGCTAGGCTATGTCCTCCTTCTCTGTCTGGGTGAAACAAACGAGACAGTACTAGCGTATCAAGAACTCGCTCGCTAGGTACACTGATGCCCCACAGTTTACGCATAACAGGCAGATCGTAACCAATAAGATTGTGTCCACATACTTTGCCACCTTTTGCCAGTTCATCAATCAAACTCCTTCTAGATAAGTGGGTCAAGTGAGCTTCGTTCGATCTCTTTGTAACCACGCAGTGTATCTTCGTAGGGTTCAGCCCGTCTGCCTCTATGTCTAAGAACACAGTATTCATAGTAGGCAAGATCACGTTCTTCTCTGGTTGTAAGGTCATGACCACTCTCCCTCATCTGTCTGCTCTGCTCTTGTGTAACTATCCAACGACTCATACTCGACATCTTTGATCTCCTCTAAATCATATAGGTCAGCATAGTCTAGGTTACCTATCGCTGTCAAGTCATCATCAGCGAGGAACCTACTACACTCGTTACATAAGTCTACGAACTCACCACTACCATCAAACTTTTTAGTCAGTTCGTAGTTGCTCATAATCTTATCGCAGGCTTTACACCTCATTCTATTACCTCAGTCAGTCTGCCTGTGTCCTTGTTATACATCAGCGCAGTGGCTGGCCCTGTCATACCACTGAACCTGTTCTTCAGCACACGTACGTTGGTGGTGTTGCGTACCATAGGATCTTCTGCCTGTGCATTACGTTCTAATCCTAACACAATGTCACTCAGTTGTGCTATCGCTGCTGAACCACGTAGCTGTCCAAGGCTGGTGTATGCACCGTCCTCGTGTCCCTTGCCTTCAGGTCTGCGTAGGTGTGAGACAATAAACATAGCCACCCTCATCTCCTGACAGAACATACGTAGCTTGGTCATGATCTCGTCGATAGCCTTACGCTCGTCACCGTTCTCCTGATCTGACACCAAGATACTGATGTGATCCAGTACGATGTACTTCACGCCCAACACCTTGATCTGATACCTGAACCTAGCCAACACGTTCTCTATCTTGTTGGAACCAAACGTATCCCACAGTACAACACGGTCATCTAGGTTGAGGCTGTCGAACACCTGATCCACCTCTGATGGTGAGTAGTCACAGCCCGGAAGGTGGATAGGCTTGTTGATCTGTAGTCCTACTAGTCCACGCGCTGTCCTGTCTGGTGTCTCCTCAAGGAAGGCTAGTCCTACCCTGTCGTTGGTCTGCCCAAGGATGGAGAACACTAACTCACGCATGAACGTAGACTTACCCAGACCAGAGCCAGCACAGATTGTGATTAGCTCAGTCGGTCTGATACCAAACGTCATGTCATCTAGTCCCTTGTATGGGTAGCGTACCTCTGCCTCTTCCAACGGATTCTTCAGCGCCTCACGTAGAGAACCCAGCATCACCATACCATCAGGTGTGTAGGTCTTCGCCGCCCACCACCTCTTGACAAACTCATCCTTGTCCCCGTTCAACAGGTAGTCACACGCATCCTTGTGTTCACCATGATGATATATCCTAGACTTACCACCAAAGATGTCAGCACATTCTAAAGCAGCAGAGCGGCCAGCATCGTCGTTGTCAAAGCAAAAGATAATATGATCGTACTGATCCAGAAACTCATATGACCTGCGGCAGTCAGCAGCAGCACCTTGGGCACCATTACGAATAGACACAACAGGATACTTACCACCAAACATTTGATATCCTGCCAGTGCATCGAACTCTCCTTCCACTACGGTTATGTATTGACCACCACTAGGAAACATATGCTGACCATACAGACCAGCCTTCTTCCAATCCCCTCCAATCTTAAACTGCTTGTCTGGATACCTAGTCTTCACCGCCACTAGCTCACCAACAGGATCGTGATAACCAAACAGAATGTTACCTGCCTTCTGCTGTGCGGAGTACGCCGCCATTGTGGTGGCTGTTAGGCCCCTATCCTGAAAGCCTCTGTATGGCTCTGTGAAGGCCGCTTTATCGAACCCTTGTCCGGGTACTACTCGTTCCTTTATGTCGCTCACAGAGCCTCCTGTGTCCTCTGACGGGGTAAACTTAGCACAAGCAAAGCAATAGCTAGATCCATCCTCGTTATAAGACAACGCATCACTAGAACCACAGTCATCACACTCTTGGTGTAGCTTAACGAATGCCATCAGTGTACTACTCCTTCAGTATTCATAAGTGAATTGTACTTCTTGGTTATCTCATCTTCATCGTACTCTGATTGTAACAGCGCACGTTGTAGCTCGACATACAAACGTATCAATTCAATAGCAGGAACATTCTGCAACTCGTACTCCACTAGCTCTTCGATCATCTGGTCTTTAGTCATATGTAGTTCCTATGTATTAGTAATAGTATTAGTAATAATATTAATACTTAGTTATCTATATAGAGATTATACCACACTCGTTTGAAATGTGCTAGTCCTTTCTGTACTTTATATTTGTAAACGATTCACCATAATATTCCTCGACAGGTGCATCAAGTAGGTCAACGAACTTGTCCATCAACCCTGACTTCCTGATCTTCCACAGTGCTTGGTGTTCTATCTGCACCACACGTTGACGGGAGATGCCTAGTGCTTTAGCAACCTCCCGTTGTGACATACCATATCTCATGTTAGAACCTCATCATTGATTTGTCTTTCATCTTGACTAGCTTGCCGTTCTTAGCACAGTACAGGTCAACAAAGAAATCATTCTTCATTGCCGCCCTGCTTTTGAACACCATGTACTCCACCCCGTCCTCTGGCTTGAAGTCACGCAGTCGTTTCACCACACGATACACAGCCATGCGTCCCGGCTTCAACTCAGTAACTGGTTTAATGTAATAGCTCATTCTCCAAACTCCTCATTTAGTCTGTAGTATACATTGTCTGCCCACTCGTTCACGCCGTAGTCAGAGATCACAACCATAGGCTCCTGCTCTGATCCGTTGTTGTAGATCAAAGAGAACCACCCACGTAGCTCACCGTCATGGTGATAACTCTCTACAGTGTCCCACCCTGTTTGTGACATAGACTTTAGTATCTCAGTCTTGTCGTTAGATTTTTCTATAGCGGCTTCCTCCTCATCATAGACAGACACCGTACCCCCTTCTTTTAATAACAGGTCTATCATCCTCTGAAGCAAAGGCCGTTCACACGGTGCTGCATACTCAGGTAACTTGGTATCAAGCGTAACAATACTCATGCTTTTTCCTCCATATCATCTTCAATAAGATCCATAATGTAATCGTAGTTAAACCACTCAGTCATGTTCACCTTCCTACTGGTTGAACGTAACAAGCCCATGCCGTCTACCTTTACAGACTCAAGCTCAACCAGACCCATCTCCTCGTACCACTGGTAGGTGATACGCACATCAATGGTCATCCACGGACAGTCAAGCTCCGTATCAAACGTCCTACGTTTCATCTCTCAACTCCATGATACGTATCATTAATTCAAGGCGGGAGATAGCACACTCCTTACCCACCGCAAGCCCTCGCATGAAGTCAGACATACTCGACCCGCTCATCTCACGGTCATACCACCGCATCTGTTTCAGGTTACCAGCCTTGAGATCACGCAGTGACTGCCTGAAGCTACGCAGTTCTTCTAATAGATCAGAGTTCATGTCCTGTCTCCTCGTTCTCCTTGATTACAGTATGGTTCAACGCCAACAACGCGTCAACCTTCTGCCTCAACTCAGTGATCTGGTTCTCCTTGGCAGTCAGGTTACGCTGTTGGATACCTTGACCCACCTCGTACACATCCTTGACCAGTGCCAATGCAGTCTCCACCGTTAGAACGCTCGACACTATACTAAGGAATGCATCAGGCTCTTCAAGCAGATGAGCTGTGATGTCTCCTTCACTATAACCCCACCGCTCCATTAGCTCAAGCGCATCGCTGATGTTGTCAGGCTCCATGTACTCCATGATATCATCATCATAATCATTCAGATCAATCTCTGTGCTTACCTCAATGTAACTGTTTCTCCAACCCATGATACTTCTCCTTTGTAAACTCAGGTTTACTTAACGTGCTCGACAATAACCGAAGTCGTGTCGAACTTGTAGCACAGTTGACAGTCAATACATTTCTGCCCTGTGCAGTTAGCATCACCACGATACTGCTTGGTGACGTTATTGAACACGCGATGAAATCCCCTTGGTGGTTTCTCCAACACGCTATCAATCTTTGGATTACTATAAACAAGAATCATATTCTCAGGTACATGATGCCTGTTCGGACGGACTATGTCAACTCGCTTAGTCCACAACGCAAACGTACAGTGACCGTTGCTCTCCGCTATGTCACACAGATTGAGGAAGTGAGTATCGTTAATCAACTCCCCGTGACCATGAAACCTCACGAATGCAGCATTGATCTTTGGAATGTCAACCTCCCTATCACTAGAAAGTATGTCACTATTACGCTGGAATGATGGTTGACAATTCTTACGATATGTACTCAGCATCCGCTGGCTGTAACACATCGTGCAAATGTTATCCTTTCCACCACTCTTGTACTGCTTGACACAGTACGCATTGGTAGCTGTGTTGGTATTGATGGCAGGAATACCCGCCAACTTACCACTCATCTTAGACACACTGACCATCACTTACTCCTCCTCTTTAGGCCAACACTTAGGACAAACATGATAATCCCAATGCGAATCATCCTTTTTATTTCTCCAACTGATAAGGATCTCGCGTTCATCTGCACTCAGATCAGGCCACACGTTCTGGACTACCTCGTTCTCGTAGATATACCTCTTAATATCATCACAAAGAACAGTCACCTTCTCCTCTGCACCACACAAACAACAAGTAACGTGTGGGGTCAGCGTCCATTCAACTTCGGTATCCACACCAACCCCAACGGATTGATGCCATCGACCACCTTCAAAGTATCTACTCATCACTTCACCTTCGCTATCTTTCCACCACTCATGGTGACAGTGGCAAAGAACTCACGACCACGACCAGTAATGTGCGGTCTATTAGCTCCGGTCAACTGCCCATCACTCACGTACTCATCACCAAACATACTGGTTTCTATGTACTGCAACGGCTGACCTACGTTTTCTTTCAACACTTTCTTACTTGGATAATTAAATACAATCATTACTTCTCTCCTTAATCATACATCCAATGAGGATCAGGCTCCTCCCCATCGTAGTTAGTAGACCACTCGTTTAAGTAGTAGTCCTTATCACGCAACATCTCCACCCATACACGCCTATACTCAGGGTATCGTTCGCGTATCTTTGATGCCTCCGACCACGCTTCATCCTCGCCAGACCACCGGTAATCACTACGCCGAGTCTCATCGTTGCACTCATCACGAGCCATCACTATGTATGCCATCACTCCCTCCACTCGTTGTACTCGTATGTTTCAGCATCCTGCTTCGTGTTCAGGTGGTTGGCAAACATCACAGCCAGTAGCTCACCACCAAACTCGGCAGGCTCCCACTCATCACCGTGACACCACTCGATGTAGTCACAGTCAGGAGTCCCGACATAACCGATCACGTTCCACGCACCAGTGTGGCTTTCAACTGCTCGCCACCGTTTCAACTGCAGGGTGTGTGTCTGATAACCGGCAAGGAAACCATCGTCTTGCATAACGTCACCTCTCTTTTGACCGTGGTCAACTTGTTGAGAATGATTATCATCTAGACTTATAACACTGGGGCATAACTTCCCCCAGCATAGTAACATTATCGCATATAGCTTAGGGCTTGTCTAGTCGCGTTGTGAGAGCAATTAGATAGGGGCAAGGGTAGGGTATAGGGTAGGAATAGAACGTGCCTTAGAGAGCGATTGAGAGCTTCTGACAGGCATAAAAAAACCCCATCATTGCTGACAGGGTTTGGTATGGTGCTTGTGTGGGCTATTCAGTGAGGCCGATTAAGAGCAAGCCCGCAATAATAATAACCCAAGCGACTTGATCGAATGACGGTTCAATTAGCATTGGCATTCAACAAGTCAGCGATGCACTCGATGACATCTTGCTCAGTCCATTTGTCAAAACTTTTTACCTCTGACCATAAAGGTGCAAGGTGCGGGATAACGATTTCAGCCAACGTTTTTTCCTCGCCATCGGTCTGCGCGGGCTTCGCTGGGGCGGCATCTTCAGGCTTTGGTTCAGCGTCTTTTTTGGTGTTGGGATCTGCGAGCGCATCGTATAGCGGCCTAATGCCCGTGGTGTCATCGAGCTTCGATCTAACCAAAGCCTCGCCCTGCTCGGGAGTCTCGATACCATGAGCTTTGCAGATCTTCGCATTGCTATTAGTCATCAAGTAGGCGATTCGCTTTACCTTCGATGTCATGCTGGCGGCGGCCTTGTAACCCGCTTCTGTCAGCACCTCTTCATAGGTGGCTAGATAGGCATCGCAATCCTTTTTGGTGTGGCACACTTTAGCGATGCTGTTTACCAGTTTGAGAGCGGTACTACCTTCGAGCTTCGCTACCTTCTTCTCATTGCCTAGAAAGTCATTAGCGGAAGTGCGAGCGGCAGAAGTAACTGCCTTGCTGATTTTGGTTTGAGTAGTCATATCAATTTACCTTTAAAGTCAGTGCAAAGTAGCACCATCCCGCGATGGTCTCATATATGGCAAGTACCGTCAACTCTTTTGACCGTGGTCAACTTGTTGAGAATCATTCTCATTAGGCGATTAGCGATCTCTGAATACTAGGGCATAGGGTAATGCCATCGTGCTGTGACGGGCTTCTGAGAGCTTCTGAGAGCTTATTCGATTGGGCTATAAAGCACCTTCACAGACTCACACATTCGGCATATCTCCGCAATGCTATTGAGAATCGTTATCATCTGCTCAGATGCTACTGAGAATCGTTATCATCTCCCCAATGCAAACGCAAATCATTCTCATTTAAGG